ATGCGGGTTCACCTTGGACAAGATCCCCAGCCGTTGGTGCGCCAGAACCATTCTTAAGTTTAATCGTGGTCATTAATAAGTTCCCCCGTCAATCGTTGACAGTGTAGTTGCAATAGAAGTTGTACCAGAGCCAGTGACAGCTCCAGTTAGAGTAATGGTTTCGTTACCCGTTATGTAGCCTGAGTTGTTAGTTAGGACAGATATATTGTCTCCACTCTGCAAAGCACTGTCAGCTAATGTGCCTTGTGCCGCAGTAGCGTAGTCAGCAGAGTTAAACGCCTTAACTTGTGCAAGGTTAGTTACCTCGCTGTCCATCAATGCACCAGCCGCTGTTACGTTAGCTGTGTCCGTTACGTCTGCTGAGGCTTCTATGCCATCAAGCTTTGTGTGGTCTGCATCAGTGAATACATTGGAATCTGTGGCTGACTCTACAAGCGCTCTAATTTCTGCCGCCGTTTGATCTGCTGTAGCGTTAGCCTCAATACCATCTAGTTTAGTGCCGTCTGCGGCTACGTCACGGCCATCGACAGTGCCGCTGAGTACCACATTGCCTGTGATGTTTAGGTTGCCCGTGCCTGTAATGTCGTTACTGTTTAAATCTAAGTTGCCACCTAGCTGTGGACTGGCATCACCAATAAGATCTGGGTTAACAGTGTTCCACGTAAAACCATCGTAGATTCGTGTGGTGTTATCTGTTGTATTAAAGTACCAATCACCTGCTGTTACCGCATCCCCGTTAAGATCTACCGTAGGATTAGATGCCGCAGTTCCAAGATATAAACCGTCGATAGCTTCTTGCGCCGCTTCAGCCGCTGTTTGTGCGGCCTCTGCCGCAGTCTGTGCCGTCTGAGCCGCTGTTGCGCTTGTTGCCGCGTTGCTTGCCGATGTACTGGCAGAAGTGGCAGAAGTGCTGGCAGAAGTGGCAGAGGTTGCCGCTTCACTAGCCTTAGTTGTAGCAGTAGTAGCTGATGCAGATGCGTTGCTTTCAGCAGTTTCAGCGTTAGTCTCTGCTAGTTCAGCCGCTGTCTTGGCTACCTCAGCCGCCGACTGAGCAGTTTCTGATGCTGTCTTAGCTGTTTCGGCTGATGTTTGTGCCGCTATCGCCGCATTTTCCGCAGTTTCAGCATTAGCCTCCGCAGTCTCCGCATTGGTCTCTGCGGTTTCTGCATTAGCCTGTGCTGTCTCTGCAGAAGCCTGGGCTAGCTCTGCCGCCGCTTGAGCCGCTTGCGCGGATATTGCAGACGCGGCCGCTTCATTTGCTTTTGTAGAGGCTCTAGTTGCTTCTAACGCTACCTCAGACGCATAAGTATCTGTGCTAGCATCACCAGATCCACCTGTGCCACGAAATAACGCCATCTAAAGCTCCTACAAAAGAAAAAGGAAAGCCCCCCGAAGGGGGCTAGGTATCTTACTCGGCAACCGCGAGTACGAAACCAGCTTCAGGACGATATACCTGAACACCGTACAGGCAGTCAGCCGTGTACAGAGTTGAGAGGTATTCCTGCTTGTACTGAGTTTGCGAGCGAATTGACTGCTGTTCAGCCATGACGATAGCGTCAGTGTGGAACAAAAGAGCCGCACGAGTATCAGCCGCTCCAGCAGTGTTATCACCAGCCGCCTCAATAGTTCGGCAGTTAGCTGAAACGTAAACGTCTACACCGTAGAGGTTACCGATAAGGCCAGAGTTAACAGCCTGACCCGATACGAAGTCAGAAGACACGTAACGGTCGATACCCATGATAGTGTTACGAACAGAAGGTGGGATGATGAGTGAACGTCCATCCATAGGTACGTTGTTGTCATCAAGCTTCTGGATCATGTCGCGGAAGAATGCGTCAGTGAACACGTCAGCAGGAACGATAGTATCGTCAGTGTACTGAGTAGTTGTGCCGCCATCGTTGAAGAAACAACCAGAGTGCTGGTAATCAGTTTCTGCTGGGCTAAATACAACAGCGCCACCATCACCAAAACCAGTACCTGCCGCGTGGAGATCGTTGTCGATCTGCACAGCAAGCGCATAACCAGCATCTTCAGTGTAGAACTGACGGAGGCTAGAAAGTGCTTGTACTTCTACGATGTCTTCGATCAGACGTGAGTATTCGAAGTGACGGTCGATATCAACAGTCAATTCACCTTCGGTGTTTGCGATAATTGTTACCGCAGTGTCAGCCGTTTTCGCATTCGCATCACCACGGACGGGCTTAGGAATGTGAAGCTTATCGCCCTTCTTTCCACTCATTGCGAGCTTCTTAACAAGGGGAGCCATCTTTAAGTTTTTCTGGTAAGCGGCAATGATTTCATCTGACCAGATCTCTGGTACAAAAGTATCCGCTTCCGTCTTCGCAGTAAAACCAGCCGCGCCTGGATATGTTGCAGTAGCCATGTCAATCTCCTATTGGATTATTTGACCCGACCCTCCTTATAAGCTCTTAGGATTTCATCCGCCATAGCGTTATAACGTGCAGGATCGTTGTTTTTAAGTTTAATTAAGTCGATCCGACGATACCGCTTCTCACGAGTCTTCTCACCACTGCCACGCGCGTTGCCTGTATTAGCTGACTTTAACTGCTGTTTCCGCACTTGCTTTTCAGCATTTACGGTTTTCTGAGTTACCGATTGCATTTCTTTCCATAAAGAAAAAAGTTCATCGGCCGCTTCAGCGTCGTAGTTCTTATCAGCCTGTACAAACAATTGAGTTCTAAATTTAGAGGCTTTGACCCATTCTTCAAACCTAGCGTTAGACAAAATGCTTTTCATATCTGGATGCTTGTTATTAAGCTCCGCCAAAGCTGATTGACGCTTGTAGTTTGTTGAATATTCCTCTGCCGCCTTAATTTTAGGGTGGTTCTCAATTGCACGATTAACAGCGCCTTGAGGATCCGTAAAGTAGTCAATATCACTTTCGGGCTCAACGTTCTGTTTAGGTGCAGATTGTGTTTGAGTAACAATGTACTCATCCACGACCTTGCGAAGCTCACCGACTTCAGCAGAATGACGACTCATTACCTGTTCAGCTTCTTGGTGCATCTGAACAACTTCATGCAAAGATTTACCACGATACTTCTCTGGGATCTTTGACTCTAAATCTTCTTCTACTGGGTCTTGAGGTTGCTCAATAACTTCAACAGATTGCTCTGCCTCAGCTTCTTGAATCTCGTTTACTTCACTTTCAACGTTGTCCACATTATCGTCTTCGACGTGCGGATCAAGCATTGTTGCTCTAGACATATTAAACTCCGTGAACTAAGTCATTATGGAGATTTAGGTTTTCTGCCAGCTTCTTCGTGTTCTCGCACCCACTTCATGTGACGACCGGGAAAGTCCCCACTATGACCATCGAGTACGCACTTAGGCGCTGACAGCATTTTAGTAGCATCGGATCCGCAGTCGCACCTACTGACTGTTTCTCCTTTGCGCACCATTCTTTCAAATACATGTCCGTTACTACAACGGAAATCATATATCTTATACATCAAGCTCTTCCTGAGCTTCCGCTTCGGCTTGGTCTCGTGCCGCAGTAATCGTCCCTTCAAGGTTGATTACTGTAGCTAATGCGGCAACCTGGCCTTTGCGATAAAACAATTCTTCCTGATCTTTGACTGTTTGCAAGTCTGCTAACTGTCTAGCATTGTTGCTTAGCTCTTCAACCAATTGTTTAAACCCCGGATGGTTAAACAGCGTATTGTAGTTGCCAAAGTACTCTTCAAGTTCAGGTGTCATATCTTACTCTCTTTTTGGTTGTTTTGTGCCTTGTAGCACAATTTTAAAAAAATGTCAGGCTTTTCGTGATCGAGCTGTTTTTTTAGCAATACTTTTGGGCTGAGCTGAGTGTTGTTTTCCTGCCGCCGTGTCTTTTCTTTTCTTGCGCGTAGTCGTCGCATACTCTTTAGCTGAAAGAGATTTAATTGCGGCTTTAGGCAGGTATCGCTCGCCTGTAGCCTTTGGCCCTTGAGTGGACGGCTTGCCTGATTTGGTTTGCCATTTCTGTTTAGTCCACTTCTTTAAAGACTTTTGGGGCTTTTTAAGTGCCATTATTTATAACCCCCACCTTTAGCCTTGTATTCCTTGGCTAACATCTGCGCTTTACGAGCAGACCATTGGCCCGGCTTTCCGCCTTTGCCGCCTGCTTTGATCTTATTAAAAAGATTCTTACGCATAGTCGGCTTGGTGTAGTTACCGGACTGGTTAACTCTAGACTTAGCCCTTGGCATGACTACTTTTTCTTTTTATTGTTCTTGTTATTCATCATGCGCCCATTGCGCTTAGGCAAAGGCATAGGCTTCTTTTTCTTTTTGGGTGCAGATTGCGTTCCATAAGCCATTATTTTCTCCTTACTTACTAAACATCATCATATATGAGTCCATTTTACCAAGATCTTCTTGGTTTTCTTTGGGGTCATACTTAGTAGGAATGCCCTGCTTTTGCATTTCTTTAATGCGCTTCTTAGAAGTTTCGCACATAGAATAATACTCAGTAGGCGTGTAGCTAACTGTATGGTCTTTATCTTTCACTTCTTGCCTCCATGAACCTTTTGAACTGCAAAATCCGCTGACTTAGATGCGCCTTTGTGTGGCTTATAGCCTTCGGCGGGATCTCGCATCAGCTTATATTCTTTACCGGACTTCATCCAGTGATAGCCTTCAGGTGCTTTAACTTTCATATCTGTTACCACTTAACTTTATGCGACCAATAACGCGCAGATAACTTGCTAGGATTTGCGTCTTGGGCATTATGCCTTGCGTAATAGCTTTTCTTTCGCGCTTTGTCTTTTGCTGTCGTAGGGTTTTTGCCTGCACCCTTAACACCTTGCTGACCAAATCGTATGGTTTTAATTTGATCGCCTTGTTTGGCAACAACAACGTGCGATTTAGTTGGGTGCGACGGCGTTCTCTTCGGTTTGTTGAATCCGCTTACGCCCACGCGTGCCAGTCTTGGATCCTTGGCCATCACTCAACTCCTTCACTTGGGACTTCAGGTTCTGGATTTCCTTCTCCAATGGCTCCAGCCTGTGGCTGAACTTCTGCAATATCATTTGGAGTTCTCTGTCTGTCAACATTTAGTTTGCCCTCTACTTGGCGTTCTTTGATTAAGGTATCTGCGAGCTTCATACGACGCTCAAACTCTCTATCTTCTGCGTCACCTTCCTTAAGATTTCGAGTGACCGCATTGATTCTATCAATTTCAAGCTCTATAGGAACAGCTTGAGCTTCTGCCGCAAGTTTCTGCGCTCTAGCTGACGATTCTTGAGCCTGTGCATTAAGCGCATTTGTTTGCGATTGCTGGAACTGCATTTGTGTTTGCTGTGCCATCATCTGCATTTGCTGTGCTTCTGGGTTTGGTTGTGACGCTTGATTCAGTGCCGCAATCAATTCTTCCCGATTAGACAGGTTCATATTGTCAATAACTGACTGAACCAACGTTGGGTACAACGGAGAGTCTTGCCCCATTGTTTGAAGAAGCTGAACTAATTGAGTAGTTTCGTACTCACGAGCAATAATACCCAGAGTACTGCTAGCGTTAAACTTATAATCTGCAACGGGGTAAGTTTCGGGATCAAATTGCATGTACCTATGTGCGGCTTTCTTAACAAAAGGAATCAAGAAAGACTGTTGGAAGTTAATTAGTGTGCGTTTGTGTCGCTTGATAACAGCACCAAGGGACATACTGATACCAGCCGCAGTAGCCTCACCATTAACTTGACCAGCCAGACCTGCCGAATCAACTGCACCCGTGGCTTGCTGAACCATTTGCTGTAACGCACCTGCTTGTGCAAACGTAATCTGATTAACCTGACCGAAATTAAACGGCTGAAGCACCTCGCGAGGATCCCCATTAGTCAGAATCATTTTGCCGGGACGTACTTCTGGCTTAGCGCCCCTTGGTAGACGTGTTGCATCAATAGCCATCATTGGGTGAATAGTAAGACTTAGTGCATCAATACGTGCGCGGAGTTCTGTATCTAATGCTTTTTGTGAGTTATAACCCTTTTCACATACGCCTCTTCCCCAGAATCGTCCAGGCACTACATCCCAAGGGAATGCAACAACTGGACGGTCTTGCATCATGTAGGGATTTGGTTCTGCTTTAAGAAGAATGCCGCCGTTAGCAATAACAACAATAGCCTCAACGTAATAGCTGTCGTCTGCTTCGAGTGTTTCATTAACATCAGACATTGCTTCAGAAAGCATCGAGCGAGGAACTAAGCCGTAATACTTTGTAAGGCGAACTTTGTCGTCGTTATAAATCGTAATATCTTGATCTGGCTCTAAATCTGTATCAGGAGCGGCAGAGCTTATGTGCTCTTGACGATATACGCCTTGCTCTTGAA